TGGATAGTGAGGAATCGAACCTCATACTCGTCAGCAGCACACCCGGTCGGGGCATCCATACCTATCCTCCTCGTAGACATTTGCTAGCAGCTTAAAGAAAGCGCTCGGTTATTTATTCGCTACGATAATGTGTGGCTGGTTACCTCCCAAGGTCATTTAACTTCACTCCGTCCCAGTGAACACCACTTAATATTTTATGTACTACACAGCAATGTACATTGATCACATTTTCGCTGAACCACAAAGGGCTGTGAACTAACTAATAAATAATAAACTATAGGGTCATTTGCGTATAGCATACGCTGCCGCCCGAGCACAGTCAGTTAAAAATTTATTTAATTTCTTCATATTCATTTATTGTTTCGGTTAATGTATTCATACGTGTTTTTAAGTACTTAAGGTCTATATCGCTGATAACATTATCAGGGTTGGTCAATATATCTTTGGTTATATAGTTTAATAAAAACTTACCGCGATAAACGGATTGTAGTAATGTAGTGTATTCTTTAGTTGTAATTTGCATAGTTATATTATTTTAAATTCATATATATTATCTTATGTAGTGCGTATTCAAATTGCAACGCTACAAATCTTTCTTGCGGATCCAGGTTAAGCCTTTGTAATTGAACCACTTAGTTATACCGTCTCGATCTTCAGCGTCGTCATATATATAGGCAAACTTGTTTGGCAGGTTGGCAAGATCGAAGCCAACGTGTATAGTCACCGTTTAATTTTAACTCTTTTTTAGTTCTTGAAAATTTTATAGTATTTGTCATAGTTATTAGTTTATTTGGTTTATAATTTATCTCGTAAAATGTCAGAGAACGAAGTGCATACTCTACCCTCAATCAGTTTTTCGGCCTCAGTGCGGACATCATTAAGTAATGTATTGTATTTATCTTCGCCATATAGTTTTAAAGTATAGTTCTTTAAAGCCGCCGTGATAAAACACGTTCGCCGTTTAAAAACCAATCGATTTCAGTGTCCATAGGATCGAGAGACCACTTGTTGTCTTTGGTTCGGAATACGTAACTATATACGGACACATGAGCGGTTATCAGTGAATCGACGTGTATAGCAACTTCAGCGTTGTAGGTAAAGGAAATGTTGTCAGTTAAGTGTGTAGTTTTCATAGTTTATTTATTTAAAAGTGTTAATAATATTTTTTTATAGTTAATTCGGTTATACATTCTAGCATTTCATAGTATTCATCGCCGTCAAGATCGATGTTTAGATACTCTAGTTGATTGTTAATGGTGTCATACATTTGATCTATAGTAACTTCAGCGATTTGTTGCGCTAAAATACCGGCATTTTCTAGATAATTCTTGTTTAATAGTATTCATAGTTTATAGTTGTTCGGTTAAGTGATCAAGGGCTAATTGGTAGCCATAGTTTTTCGCCATTTGCATTAGTAAAAAGTCATTTACACCGTTGTTACTTTGTGCAAACATATCTAGTACTTCTTCGGTAGGTGTGGCAACAATACCACGATCTAACATTTTTTGTTTGGTTGATATAAATTTTTGTATAGAGTTCATAGTTATTTTATTTTAGAGTTAAACATAGGCATTTTAGGTCGTATTTCATCGAGTATAGTACTGCATGGATCAGGTAATATTTCATAACATTCATCAAATCTAGCGTTTAAGTAGCTAACTTGTTCATAGTTAAAAGAAGGGTTGATTTTAGTTAAATCATCTTCAGGGTGAACAAAGGGAAATAGATGTTGCATGGTAGTTAAAAACTGAATGGCTTGGTTTTTTGTAGTAATCATAGTTTATAGTATTTATTAGTATTAATTTCACATATAATATCTTACATAGTGCGTATTATATCTGCAACTAGTATTTCGCTCTTATTTGGTCGGCACTACAATATGCCCACATTACTTTATTTATAAAGGTTATCCATTCAACAGAGTTTTTCTCGATCGGAAAGGTGTATAGCATGGTTTCGTAGAATTCCATTAGTCCTCTATCATTCTCTGCATACTGCGTTTTGAATACATCGTATTCGTCGCCTTGCATAAAATTCATACCGCATACTTTATTTTGTTCGTTATACTCTAGGTATATCCACCGATCTTCCGATTCACACCATCTGTGTTCTACTTTAATTACTTTATTATTTTTCATAGTTTATTTAGTTTAAATAGTGGTTAGCGTAAGCTAAATTTGCTTTGTCTTCATAACTTAGGTTATTATACCATTCTATATATTCTTGATTATCACTCATAATTATTTATTTTGACAGTTTTTAAGGTCGAAAGCGTATAACATACGTAGTCGATCGAGTTCATTATATATTAATTCTCTAGTGTAATAGTAGTTACTGCGTTTTGCGTTAAAGTGCTTTCTTTTCTTGTTAATTTGGTATAGTTTTACACCACGTCTTCTGAAATGTGGTTGATCTTTACAACTCACTCTAACATAACCGGACTTGTAGGTGTAACCTAATCTTCCATCACTCATTTCACATTTAATTGTACCGTTCTTACTGATGTTTAATACTTGCATAGTTTATTTAGTTTTAATTATTAATTTATTATATTATCTTTTATGGTGCGTATTTAATTTGCAACCGTTTTAACAACATTCACATTTATTCCAGTCTTTACCGTTTCTACACGTCTCACCCATCACTTCAGTATCATTATATACTGCATCGATCAGGTCATCGACCAACTCCTCTTCAGTTTCACCATCTTCCGGTATACAGTCAATTTCTACAAATTCTTTAATTCTTTGTTCTATCTTTTCTCTACTTTCATAGAAAGATTCGAATTTAAAGTGTTGCACCGTTTCTTCATTCCAATTGTACTTCATATTTATAGTTTATAGTTTATATTATTAATTATTAGTTATATTTTAAATTCACATATATTATCTTTTAGAGTACGTATTCGATCTGCAAAAAGTATATAAAGTATTATAGAGTAAAAATAGTTAGACGGGTATTATCTCACCTCTCTTAATAGAGATTGATTAAAAAAAGGTGACAATAGCAAGTTAAGTATTTATAGTAGGGGGGCTATCGTCGCACTTTCGGTATTCGGTGCACTCTTTTTTCTTCGGTGCTATACATCAACCTGTAGGTGCAGGTGAAAGTGGGGACGGAACATAGGTATGCTATACACCCGTGGTAGATTCATGGATGTTGTGGTTAATTAGCCGAAGCTATAAGCCTACTTTTTAGTAGACTTAGCTTCAGTAATTGCTGCTAGATGTCTAACAGTTGCTGGTAGGTTAGTACTTTGTGACCAGTACTTGCGCTTGATCCAGCATGCTTGCAGTTGCAATTTAGGTAGCATTGCATTGAGTATTGTATCATGGCAGTATGTTACTGTTTGATTTTTGTTGTTGATGAAAGTGATCTGTTGATTTCTTCCAAGCCAGCTTTCGCGGACAACAAAGTTCTTTCTAGTTAGCGGTGGCCAGATAGCTGCTTTTTCAGCGTTAGACATTGTTTTTAGAGCTTTTTGCATAATTTCATTTGTAGTCATAAGATTTAATTTTAAGTTTATATTTATTTATTAGTATTTATTATTTGAATATATTATCTAGTAATAAGCGTATTCAAGTTGCAAAGTTATTTTAGTTAATTAATTTAATATTTATTTTTATATTTATTTAATTATATTCTTTATTAACTTACACCTATATTATCTTTTATACAGCGTATTCTATCTGCAGTGCTATACAGCGTGGAGAGTCTGCAGTGCTATACGCTATACACGCCGGACCCCGGCTGGTTACCTCCGAGGTCAATTAGCTGAGGTCATCCCACCTCACACCAGGATCCGTGTGCTTACGTTACAGCGCTCTGTAGAACGCTGCTCGTTGGTCTTCAGATAAACCTTTAAGGTTATCCTGCCCGAACATCTCTTGGATGATCTTCGTGTGTCTCTCAGACTCGGCTATGTTATTCATAACCTCATCCCATGCTTGTGAGTTTGTTTGATACATATTAATTGATTTGAGTTAGTGAGTTAAGGTATTCAACGGCCAGGGCCAGTTCGTAGTCGTAGTTCAGTGCCTGAGTGTACAGGTATTCTTCATTGTAGTTTTTCATGTTTATTTATTTAAAGGTTTATATTATTATTTAGTTATTTAATTATTTTAAATTTTAAGTAGTTTGAGTTGAATATTTTATTAACTTCTTTATAATCTTTTTTATTAATTATAAGTAATTTATTATTAAGTTGTATTGGGTGTTGTAATATATTTTTATTTATTATAATATTTAAAATGTTTTTAGGTTGAGAAGTTTTTAATTTTAAAAGTTGCATAGTTAATTAATTTAAAGTTTATATTATTATTATTTTATCTTCAACTATATTATCTTTTAATAAACGTGGTAGATCTGCAAAAAGGTAAATATATATATAAAAAATTATATAATAATAAAACTAGTTAAGCTAATAACCACGTGGTGAGGTTGCAAAACGATCGGAGTAAAATTAAAAAATTAAAGGGGGGCTGGTAAAAAATAGTGGGTTTCCCCCACGGGAAAAAAAATATGTATAGCGTAGCGTAACCCAATGGTTCCCTATGCGGAATAAAAAATTTTTTCAATTTTTTTTTGGTCACTAATGTGACATTAGCCTGTTATATAATAATAGTAAGGGGCTATTGTCGCGTTTTAAGTAATTAGAAAATAGCGTAATCATACAAAGTATGAGACAACAACTATCACCGGCTGCTAGAAGAGCTAAGGCCGCTAGGGATAAAGCCTATGCGATGAGTCCTGCGAGGAAGGCTAAAAAAGCTCACTCTCAGAGAGAAAGAAATAAGGCTAAGCGCGAGGGTAGAAATATCGATGGTCAGGATTACGATCACAAAAGACAGAAGTTTGTGTCTATTAATTCCAATAGAGGCAATGAGGGTCAAGGGACTCAATCAGAAAGCGGTAATAACTATAACACAAACTAATTAACATGGCAAGAATTTCAACATACGCATTAGATACTTCTATAAGTAATAATGATAAACTGGTAGGCACGGATGCTGAGGATAGTAATATCACTAAAAATTATAAGATCGATGCTTTTATAGCGTTTGTTTCTGGTAATTTAAACTTACAGGCATTTGCGGATGACGCGGCTGCAGGAACCGGGGGCATAGCTTCTGGAAAATTATACAAAACTAGTGGTGCAGGTGCTTCGCCCTTGAATGTTGCGGGTATTGTAATGGTAAAACAATAAGTTAGATGGCTAGAATAAGTACTTATGCGGTAGATGCAAAACCCTCTTTAGGAGACAAGGTAATTGGTACTGAAGGTGACGGCACATTTTTAACTAAAAACTATTCATTTGAGGACATTGTTGAGTTATTGAATATAACTAACAGTACTGCGGTCGCGGATCAGATGATTTATGAGTTCCAATGGGATCTTTCGCAAGGTAGATCGCCGGGAACGATTAGTTTTGCAGCAGGAGGAGGTATAAATACAGCTTTTTCCGCAATAACTAGCATGTTAATTAGTAAAACGTTGCCAGGAGGCCAATCGGTTTCTAGTTATGCTAATTTATTTAACGGCAAAGACATAATATTATCGGAAATAGGCAATAGAAATAGTTATGGTACTTATAAAGTAACAGGTATAACGGATTATTTGCCAGATACGAACTTTTTTGAGGTTAGCTTAACCCCCTCGGTGACTAATGGCGCTATATTACAGGATAAATACTATATATTTAGTGAATTTGTAAGCGGAGGGCTAGAAGGAGATAAACATTTCACTTACACGCAAGCAAATCCTTCAGCTGTTTGGAACATACAGCATAATTTAAACAAAAATCCCTCTGTGTCAATAGTAGATACAGCTGGATCTCAAATATATACGGAAGTAGAATATATAGATAATAATAACTTAAGATTAACTTTTTTCGCGGCGTTTTCAGGCAAAGCGTATATGAACTAATAAACAAAAAACATGGCAATACAATTTTACGATTCGATAGACTTAAATCGTCAACAACTTTTAAACGTACGCATACAAAATGTGGCTAGTGATCCTACATCTAACAATGTAATTGGTCAGATAATATTTAACACGCAAGACGACACTTTAAAACAATATGTAGATGATGCCGGTTCGGGTTCTCCAGGGTGGGTAGCCGTAGGGGGTGTCACTTATGATCTTTTAGTAACCGAAAGTACAGGAGGTAGTACTGCTGATCCATTTATAACACTAGACCCTAGCGTAGGCGCTAATGATAATGTACAGATTGAAGGAGGTGCAGGCGTTACGGTAACTAAAGATGGTACTGCTAAAATTACTATTGCGGCATCAGGTGGAACTGGAACAGTTACTGAGGTATCTACTAATAATGGTTTAACAGGGGGTACGATTACAACCACAGGTACTATAGGGCTGAAACTAGACGACACTGATAACTATATAATGGGACGAAGTGTTGCCATAGCTGCATCGGCAGATACTATAGCTTTCAATGATGCGGACGCCACCACCGCCAATACAGTAGTTAAAACTACTTTTGCAACAATACCAATGGCTGCATTAACATTAGTTAAAGAATACATTGACGATGCCGTTGTAGGCGGATTAATATATCAAGGTGGATATAATGCGGCCACTAACTCACCAGATCTTGATTCTAGTCCAAGCTCTGATATTAAAAAAGGTTGGACATATACTGTTACTGCCGACGGCAACTTCTTCTTAGAACAAGTTCGTGTTGGTGATGTTCTTATTGCAGAGGTTAATGCGCCAACAACAATTGCTGATTGGACTACTGTGCAAAACAATATTGATTTAGCTAGTTTAACTGAAGTAGGTATAGGTAATGTAAATGCTTCTGCAGCTCCGGCTTTAGATGGATTATCGGTAACTTATTCATCAGGTACTGCTACTATAGGAGTAGACGTTCCGGGCTTAACAGACTTCCCAAACGAGCCGGCTGCCTCGGGAGACTCATTAATAATTTATGATACTAGTGATTCAACAAATAAAGAAATAACAGTTGCTAATTTATTATCAGGAACTAGCGGAGTCACAACTTTTGCAGCAAATGTAACCAGTATAACTGCTGGTACACCGAAAACAGTAACTCATAGCCTTGACACCCGAGATGTTATAGTACAGTTATTTGATGATGCTACTAAGGAAACTATCTATGCTACTGTAGACAGGGCAACCGTCGACACTGTAGATTTAACTTTTAACGCAACTGCTCCAACTACAGTTAGAATATTAGTACAGAAGATAGGATAATATAAAATATACTTAAATGGCAATAAAATATTATGATAGTTTAAATGTCACAGGCACTACTGATTCCTACTTTCTTGGCGACGTAGGAATTGGAACCTCTACTCCTGGCGAGAAGCTTGAGGTTAATGGTAATATAAAAGTGATTAAATCAGGTGAAACCCCAGACGTAAGTGTATTTCACTCAGATGGTAATTATGCAAAACTTAGAGGTCAAGGACTATTTTTAAGTAGGGCTACTTCCTACTTAGCTCCTGAACAAGATAATTTTGGTTCACTTGCCGTGGGTTATAATGGCGCTAGATGGGGAAATGTAGAAATTAATGCCGCTACTGTTAAGTTTGAGAATGGGTCTAATGAGTTTATGCGTATCACCTCTACCGGCAACGTCGGAATCGGGACGACTAGCCCTGTTCAAAAATTTCATGTTCACGGAGGTAATATTAATATACAAAACGGGGATGGGGCTTATCTAACGTTTAATAATGGAGACGCCAATATAGTAGCTAACTATAATGAATCTGGTAGAGATTTATCATTTAAAACTTACAATGGTACTGCCTTGGCGGAAAAAATGCGTATTGATAAAGATGGAGCACTTAAATTAAATACATATACTGCAGGTACGTTAGTATCAGATGCTTCTGGTAATATTACAGTATCAAGTGGCGGCGGCACTGGGGGTCCTTATTTACCACTAGCAGGTGGCACAATGACTGGAACAAGCGGTGTTTTAATGCCAGATAATTTTAAATTAAATTTTGGAAATGCCCCTGACTTTGAGATATATCACAATTCTACAACAAACGTAAACCATATATCTTCACTACTCGGTAGACAATTAGCTATAAGCTCAGATACAACAATTTTTTCAGGGGATGTTTTAGTTGAAGATAATTTATATTTAACAGACGCTGGAGCGGTTAGAGGTAAGATACAATTAAATTCAAGCGACAGAGACGATGTAGATATTAAAGCAGTATCCTTAGGAAGTAATATGAAATTCTTCACTGTTGATGCTGAGCGCATGCGTATTAATTCTTCCGGCAACGTCGGTATAGGGACTACTAGCCCTGGAGCTAAATTGCAAATTGGCTCTGCAACATACGCACCAAATGCTAATTTAGGCAACAATTTACTACAGATTAAATCACCTTCAGGCTACGCTTACTTAACTATTGGTAATGGAGACTCTGCAAACGCCACGTCTTATATCGGTGGTGCCTCTGGGTTTACAGTAATTGGTTCGGTAACAGATGCTGGGGCTTTATCAGAGCATGTGCGTATAACTAATACAGGTAACGTAGGTATTGGGACTACTAGTCCTACTGAGGATTTAAGTGTTAGTGGTGATGCAAATATAACAGGTAAGTTTGCAGTAGGAATATCAGCAACACACCCATCTATTGATTTTTACAATGAAGGCACTGCCTACTTTAATGGAGCTACTACAGTAGATGATACTTTAGATTTAGTTAATTTAAAAGTATCAGGAGCTCAAGGAACAGATGGGCAGGTATTAACCTCAACAGGCTCTGGGGTTGCATGGGAAGATGCAGGCGGAGTTACTAGTATAGTTGCAGGAACAGGATTAACAGGAGGAACTATTACCACTAGCGGCACAATAGCTTTAGATTATTCTGGAAATAACAACTTTATACTTTCAAGTGGAACACAATTAACATCAGCAGCTGATGACGACGTTTTAGCTATAGTAGATGTTGGTGGCTCTAGAGAAGTAAAGTATATTGAAAAAGAAGATTTTTTAGAAGATCAAGTAACTTCCGTAATAACAGGAGAACCAAATGGTTCTGACTCAGTTATAAATATAGTTAGTTTAACACAAGCGGAATATGATGCTGGAACACCAGTAGCAACCACTTTATATATAATAACTTAATATGGCTATTTCATTAGGAAGTGGAAGTATAAGTGCTTTAAAACTAGGTTCAACTACAGTAACTAAAGCCTATTTAGGAAGCACACGGGTTTGGCCTGTAGGTGGAGCGGTAATTACATCAAGCATTGACGAACAAGGTGATTGCAGCGGTGACGTAAGCGGTCTATATGTGTTTGAGCAATCTAGCACTGACGGCAGCGGTACAGGCGCTAAGTTTGCTGTAACAGTTAGTTATAATAATAGGAAAAATAAAAGCTTTGTATCAGCTCAACAAATTAACTCTGGGGACGAGGGTTCTGGATATGCAGTCGGAGATCTTATAACTTTAAATCCAGGACCTACGGGTTCTACGTGGGTTATCAACCCAATCATAGAAGTGTTATCAATTACTACTTAAACAAATAAAAAAAACAAAAATTATGATTACTTACGAATGGAATTGCAAAACAGTTGATTGCTATGTTGAAACAGAGGGGGAATCTGATGTAGTGTATAACGTACATTGGGTTGCAACAGGTGTATCTGACACATTAGACCCAGAAGGAAAAGCTTATACTTCGCGGAGTATTGGCACTCAAACTTTAAATATAGAGGATATTACAGATTTTATACCTTTTGACCAGCTTACAAACGAAGAAGTAGTAGCTTGGACTAAAGCTGCAATGGGTGAAGAGAAAGTAACTTCTATCGAAGACAGCATTGCTGCTGCTATTGGATTACTTATAACGCCAGTTACTGTAACATTAGTGGTAGGTGAATAATACATTTTAAATAAACAAGTATATTACGTAATAATTATACGTAGACCAAAATTAAATATAATTAAAATATAATTGAATGGAATTTAATAAACCAAGTGAGATTGTTAAAACTCTCACATTTGGCGTACAAGCCAATGAAGAAATAATGCAAGGCGTAAAAAAATTGTCAAACGCGGTAAAGTCCACATTAGGGGCCAGCGGTAAATGTGTAATTTTTGAAGATGCCTTAGGTAGACCGGTAATAACAAAAGATGGAGTAACCGTTGCGGAAAGCGTAGTCTTATTACACCCGGTTGAAAATATAGGAGCAACCTTAATAAAGGAAGCTGCTAGCAACACAGTTAGAGAGGCAGGAGACGGTACAACTACCGCTACTGTCTTAGCTGACGCTTTATTGGAAGAAGCTAATAAAGACAAAGAAACATCCGTACGAGATCTAAAAGCAGGGATTGCAAGTGGAGCGGAAAAAGTAAAAAAGTATTTAGACAAAAACTGTGTTCCAGTTGAAGGTGAGATGCTAAAGAATGTTGCAATAATAAGCTGTAACAATGATGAGGAATTGGGAACTAAAATTGGGCAAGCTTACGAAAAAGTAGGTAAAGACGGGGTTGTTTTAATGGAAGAGTCTGAAACAAATGAAACTTACGTAGATTTTGTTGAAGGCGTACAATTTGATTCTAAACTAAAGTCCTCACACTTTGCAACTGACAAAGACAAGGGTGAAGCTGTTTTAGACGACCCGTGTGTCCTTATTGTATCTTCGCCAATACCAAACATTAGAAGAATACAAAGTGTCTTAGAATACGTCGTAAAGAACAAACGCAGCTTACTTATAATATCAGAAGTTGAGCAACAGCCGTTTTCCACGTTAATGGCTAATAAAGTAAAAGGTAATATTAAAGTAAATATTATTGACACCCCAGGGTTTGGGCCTACTAGACAAGAGACTATAGAAGATCTTGCAATACTAACCGGGGCTCAGGTAATAAACGAAGAGCTAGGTGATGATTTAGATTTAATAGATCCAAGCGTATTAGGTGAAGCTATTAAAGCAGTTACTAATGATAAAAGCACAGTACTGCAAATAGAACCTGATAACGATTTATTACAAGAAAGAATAGATAGTGTAGTCGCTAAATTAAAAGACGAAACAAATCCATTCTTTAAGAAAAAATTAGAACAGCGATTATCTATGCTGTCGGGCCAAGTAGGTGTTGTGTTCGTAGGAGCAGATTCCGAAGTAGAGCTAAAAGAAAAGAAAGATAGAGTTGAAGATGCAATATATGCGACAAAAGCCGCTTATAAGGAAGGTATAGTGCCTGGAGGCGGAATAGCTTTACTTAATGCTGCTAATAAAATTGTTGCGGCAAATGAGGGTGAAGAGATATTACTAGAAGCAATTAGAGCACCTTTTAAAACTATATTAGCAAATGCGGGCATTCACTCAATGTCTGACCCTAAAGGAAAGAATAAAGGTATAGATGTTAAAACCGGCAAAGAAGTTAATATGATTAAAGCAGGCATTATAGATCCTGTGTTAGTTACCAAGTCGGCGCTGAAGAATGCAGTTAGTGTTGTCAATACTATAATTTCTGCAGATTGTGTAATCAGTAATAAAAGATTAGCATAATGCAGGCAATAAATTACTACGTAGTTGTAGACAAGATAAAAGAAGCGCCTAAGAAGGTTGCTGGCTTAGAATTAACAGATAAGCAAAATACAGATATAAGATATGTTCGAGCCAACGTTGTAAGCGTTGGGGAGAATGTACCGACCATAAAAGAAGGTGACATAATAAGGTACGACAAACACGCAGGGTTTGGTATTGACTGGAATGACAAAATGTTATATGTTATAAAAGCAAATGATATTGTTTTAGTAGAATGAAGCTATCGCCAAAAGATTTAAGAGATATGAACCTCTTTAAGTACTATAGGCTAACTAGAAGATGGGTTACTAAAACTTATGAACTTTCAAGTGCAGATTTTGAATTATTGGTGTATCTGGATTGCAAAGAATTTTTTAGAAGACAGGATTTTATAGACGGAGCTTATACTTATACCTGGGATAAAAACAGGTGGGAGAGATTAAGAAGGGAAGGTTGGATCGATGTGTTTAAAGAACGAAATAGAACATCGTCTAAATACGCAGTATACCAAATGTCTCGTAAAGCTAAGTCTCTTATAACAAGAGTATATAGAATATTATTAGGTGAGGAAAACTTGCCACAATCTAGTAGGAGCGTATTTTACAAAAACAAAACATATACTGATAAAACCTTTAATAAGGCTATTGACGATATGATTAAAGATAAAGAAAGATAATGGCATTCAAACTTAAAGACTTTTCGGATATGATAGGTGTAGATAAAGAAACATCTACCTATGATACTCCAGTGTTTAAAAAAGATTTAAAAGATGGAGGAGTATTAGCAGAAGCTAATAATGACGGAACCATATTTATAGATAAGAGTCTTAAAGGAAAAGCAAAGCAGGAGGCAATTGATCACGAAAAAGTTCACATGGACCAAATGAAACAAGGCCGGTTGCAATATGATAATAATACGGTAACTTGGAAAAAAGACACAAGATCACCAGCTAGAGTATATTCACGAGCAACTATGGAAGAAGGGGCTCATAACTTACCTTGGGAAGCTGAGGCATATAAAAAACAATAAGATGTATAAATCCACACCAATAACAAAAAAAGCTAAAACCGCGGGAGAGTATAATTCTGCTTTAAAGCAAACTACCTCCTCAGATTTGATAGCAGGAGCTGGCGACGCTTACCGTACAACTTACAAAGACAAAGGGAGTCCAGGCGAAACTATTACCGGAAGAAGAAGAACTCAAGCCTCTTTAAGCTTTGAAGAAAAATGTTACAATGCCGACGGCTCTCGTAAAAGAGGAGTTGCTGGATGCCGCTGGGCAGATGAAGAAGGGAAGGAAAGCCCCGAAGAGTTTGAAACATTTACTGAACAAAAACCTGGTACTGATGATTTTATAGGAGATATACAGGAATATAAAAAACAAAAGCGTAGAGTTCTTGGAGATCTTGAAACTAGAGAATTAAATCGTACTACTAAGAAAACAGAAAAAGATCTTAGAAGAGCTAAAATAAAAGAAGCTAGAGAAGATAGAAAACAAGCTAAAGCTGATGGTACAAAAAGAAAAGATAGAAGAGAAGCTTTTAAGCAATCTAAGCGTGACGCTAAGCAAGAGGAAATAGCAAATGAAAAAATGGCTTTCCAAAAAAGATCAGACTTAAATAAAGAAGCTCAATCATTTGGTTTAGGTGCTGGAGGAACTTATGAGGTTGACGTTATGAAAACAAAATCTGACTATACTAGAGACCAATTGATAGCTGATGCAAGAAATAAGCAACGTAGGAAAGCCGCTGGAGCTGAAGAGGAGGCTAAGTCGGCAGTAGGAAAGATGCGAGCTCCTTTGAAGAAAAATTATTTTAAAAAGTAATAATTATGGCATACTTACAATCACCAAAATCACCATTAGCAAAAGCTTTAAAAGGTAATCAGAGCAGGCTACCGGAACATCTAAAAGCTAAAATAGAAGCAGCACCTGAAACTCCTGTTAAACAAACTAAATCTGCAAAAACAGCAGCTAAAGGAGCTAAAGCAGTCGACGAAGGTAGGGACAAAAAAGCTGATAGGTTATATAAAAGAGCGGCTAGACAGGAAAATAGAGAAATAAGGAAGTCTGAAAGAAAATCAAAAAAAGGTGAAAATCCTAGACGAACTATAGGTAGAGGCAAAAACTTTAATAAAGCAAACAAGACCGGCACTGGCGCAGCTGCTGGAGGAGGTATGACTCAAAAGGGAGTTAATGAATATAAGCGTAAAAATCCCGGTAGTAAGCTTCAGACAGCTGTTACAACAAAGCCTTCAAAGTTAGACCCGGACAGCAAAGCCGCTGGAAGGCGCAGATCCTTTTGCGCTAGGTCTAAAGGCTGGACAGGAGAAAGAGGCAAGGCTGCTAGAAGGAGATGGAACTGTTAATATTATGAAATCAAAAGGACTAGGAGATTCCATAGAAAAATTTACAAAAGCAACTGGTATAAAAAGATTAGCCGATAAAATACCAGGGGGCTGTGGCTGTGCGCAGAGAAAAGAAACATTAAACAAATTATTACCATATAAAAACAAATAAGATGGCATACAAACAAAAAGGCTGTACTCCGATTACAGCGAAGATTCAAAAGACTACCAAAGGTGGAGTTACAAATCCTCTGTTGAAAGCAATAGGCGTACCTATGAAGAAAAACCCTTCAGTGGCTAAAAAAAAACGCCTTCTTTAACTTCAGAACAAAAAACAGAGGGTTTAGATATGGCCCAAAGAAAAATAAATGCCTACAATAGAAAAGCGGGTAAAGCAGTTTCCTACGATGCAGCATACGCTGATGCTGACAAAAGCAAATACAAAACAAAAGAGGAATTTATTACTGCAGCTAAAACGTATAACAAAAAGAAATATAATACTACTAATCCTACAGCTGATGCTAAAAAAGCAGGTAAAACAAAAGCTCAATTAGCTACTGACGTTAAAAATAATAGAAGTAAGTCCAGACCCAAAGTGGAAAAGGTGTCTAATATAGAGACTAGAGGAACAACAGAAAAAATTTCTGAAATAAAAACGGCTCCTAAAACTAAAAAAGAAGTTAGAGTTGAAAACAGAACTAACAGAAAAGCGGCTAGAAAAGAAAACAGAGCTAACAGAAAAGCAACAAGAGAAGAAAACAAAGCTAACAGAAAAGCGGCTAGAAATGCTTCACCGGCTAAACAAACAATGCAACAGCAAAACCTAAAAAAAGGGAATAAACGAGTTAAGCAAAAAATGGGAAAGGCTGTAGTACTTCCTGTAAAGGAAAAACCGACGAACACTTCGAAAGCTCCTGCAGGATATAGCTCAAGAACACGTAAGGACATGGCAGCTAAAAAAGCTGTAACTCCTAATAAGATAAGGAAAACGAAAAGGTCAGAGGCGAGAAGAGCAGCAAGTAAGGAACAAAGGGGTATTACTAGCTCAAGGAATAAAAAAAGCTACTTTGATCGCGAAAGTAGAAGGGCTCGTCAAGAAGCAAGGGAAAATAATGGATAAAATATGGTCATGGCTTACCGGGAACGTTATCAAAGAAGTTGGTGGCGTTCTCGATAATCTTATAACAAGTAAAGAAGAAAAGCTAGAAGCTAAGAAGGCAATAGAAGTTATATTGCAAGAAGCGGAGGCAGATGCGCAAAAGCAAGTAACTAGAAGATGGGAGTCAGATATGAAGTCTGATTCTTTCTTATCAAAGAATATAAGGCCTATGGTACTTATATATTTAACAGTTATATTTACAGCTTGTGCCTTTTTTGATGGTAATATAGGTGAGTTTAAAATAGCAGAAGAGTATATACCTATATTTCAAACTTTACTAGTTACTGTCTATGGCGCTTATTTTGTTGGACGTTCGTACGAAAAAGCTAAATCAATAAGTAGTAAAAACACGTAATAAATAAAATAACGGAATATTAATTTTAAATCTAATCAAATGGCAAAAAAAGAAAACAAAAAAAGAAATGCCCGTAATAGGCGGTAAATTTATTACAAACGATGAATTAACTAGTGTTAAAGCAGCAGTAGAGGCTGTTAACAGATTGCAAATGCAAGTTGGAGGCATTGAGCTCCAGAAGCACGATCTTATGCATACAATGAAAATGAAAACAGATGTGTTAGAAGCAGTGCAAAAAACATTAGAAGAAAAATACGGTGATGTGTCTATAGATATAGTTACCGGGGAAATGAAAGATAATGCACCTGATACGAAAAATTAGTATAGGTAGAGACTATAAAAATGACGCCATGCATTATTCTGTAGGACAGGAAGTGTATGGTGGTCATATTATAGATAGTATAATTGAAGAAGATGATAAGTATTCAATATACATAATAAAAAAACAATGAAGTATTGCCTTGGAAAGACTTCAACAAAAATATGGCAATAGCTATAGAGTATAATCTAGAATACTAATGAAAGGTTATATGGATTTTGTTGTAGAGCCCGCTGAGGGGAGATACAATAATAAATTAGATATAGATGGGAATGAGTTTATACTCAACACAGAGTTACAAAACCATTCCTATGTATCTAGAATAGGTTTAGTAATTTCAGAACCTTACTTTAATGATACAGAAATACGCAAAGGTGATTTTATAATTCTTCACCATAATGTCTTTAGAAGATTCAGAGACATACGAGGTAAAGAAAAAAACTCAAGAAGCTTTTATAAAGAAGATAAATATTTTGTACAGCCTAACCAAATATTTGCATATAAACGCAAAAACGAATGGTTAGCTTGTGAAGGGTTTAATTTTGTGCAGCCTATTAAAGAAACAAAAATGTTCTCTGATGCTTTTGAAAAAGAAGGTATAGGCATAATAAAATACAAAGATCCTGAACTTAAATCTATAAAGGCAAACGATCTTATAGGGTTTAGACCCGGGGCAGAATACGAATTTATCGTGGAAGGTAAAAAAAATGTATCGAGTGCCAACTAATCAAATTACAATCAAATATGAATATCAAGGAAACGAAGAAGAATATAATCCAGGCTGGGCACAAAGCAGTTGAGGAACTTATAAAGGTAGCTAAAGAAGCTATAGTAGATTCTGACGACGATATCTCAGCTGATAGATTAAAAAATGCCGCCGCTACTAAGAAGCTAGCTATATTTGATGCATTTGAAATTTTGAATAGAATACAAGCGGAAGAGGATATATTAAACGAAAAGCCTAAAGAAGATACAAAAGAAAAAAACTTATAAAGGCTTTGCAGAAAGGAGAGCTAAGTAATGTATCAGCAAGATCTTTATTCAGTTATAACCCCTGTAAAAGGCAACATATTATCTAGACGTAACAGTTTAAAAAACTGGAAATACGGGTATGACAAAGATAATGATGTGATTGTTATTAGCAAGACCGGTCAAATAGGGGATATATATAATATTCAGGGATTAAAGATTGCGTTACCTAAACAACCTAATAAAATAACTAAAGGCAATAACTTATGGAAGCCTGAAGAATATCCTAAAGAGCTTAAGAGAATACAAAGCATATTTGAATGGAAAGATTATCCAGATAGCTTTAAAGAAAAATGGGAACCTTATATAGATGAACAATTTGAAAGAAGAGAAAAAGGGTACTGGTTTAGCAATAACGATGTTCCTACTTATATTACTGGTACTCACTACATGTATTTGCAATGGTCAAAAATCGACGTGGGGTTACCAGACTTTCGTGAATCAAACAGATTATTCTATATATTCTGGGAAGCGTGCAAGGCAGATACACGTTGTTATGGTATTTGCTACCTTAAAAATAGACGTTCCGGATTTTCGTTCATGGCATCGGGAGAAACGATTAACCAAGCTACGGTGTCGAGTGATTCCAGATTCGGTATACTATCGAAGTCGGGTGCTGATGCAAAGAAGATGTTCACAGACAAGGTTGTACCCATATCGATCAACTATCCGTTTTTCTTTAAACCGATCCAGGACGGTATGGATAGACCAAAGCAGGAATTAGCTTATAGAGTTCCCGCTTCAAGATTAACGAAAAGATCTATACAGAATACAGACACAGACCAAGTAATATTAGAAGGGTTAGACACGACTATAGATTATAAGAATACAGGAGATAACAGTTATGACGGTGAGAAACTAAAGCTTTTAGTTCATGATGAATCAGGTAAATGGGAAAAACCTAATAATATATTAAATAATTGGGGAGTAACAAAAACCTGTTTACGTTTAGGTAGTAGAATAATCGGCAAGTGTATGATGGGGTCAACCTCTAACGCTTTAGATAAAGGAGGAAATAATTTTAAGAAATTGTATCAGTCGTCTGATGTAAACAAAAGAAATAAGAATGGCCAAACAAAATCTGGATTATATAGTCTGTTCATTCCTATGGAATGGAATTATGAAGGATTCATCGATAAATATGGAATGCCCGTATTCGATACTCCGGGAGAACCTTTAGAAGATCCATACGGCGATCCTATTGAGCTCGGAGTCATTGAGCATTGGAATAATGAGGCAGATGGATTAAAAGGCGACCAGGACGGCTTAAATGAACATTACAGGCAGTTTCCGCGTACAACAGAACACGCTTTTAGGGATGAGACTCAAAACAGCTTATATAATTTAGTAAAAATATATGAGCAAATAGATTATAACGAAGACTTAAAACATTCAGGGGTATTAACGCGTGGAAGTTTTAGTTGGGAAAACGGAATAAAAGATACTAAAGTTAAATTTACTCCAAATCCCCAAGGAAGATTTAATATTTCTTGGGTCCCAAGTTTAAATTTACAAAACAAACAATATGTTAAGAATGGTTTTAAGTCGCCAGGCAATGATCACATTGGTGCTTTTGGCTGTGATAGTTATGATATTAGCGGTACAACAGATGGCAGAGGGTCTAAAGGTGCTCTTCATGGACTTACAAAGTTTTCAATGGAAGATGCTCCCCCCTAATACCTTTTTTCTTGAATACCTAGCTAGACCTCAAACAGCGGAAATGTTTTTCGAAGATGTATTGATGGCTTTAGTGTTTTACGGCATGCCTTTGTTATGTGAAAATAACAAGCCTAGACTCTTGTATTATTTAAAAAGAAGAGGGTATAGAGGTTATTCAATGAATAGGCCAGACAAGCTTTGGAATAAGTTGTCTAAAACAGAAAAAGAAATTGGAGGAATACCAAACTCTAGCGAAGATATAAAGCAGGCACATGCTGCAGCAATTGAATCCTATATAGATAGATATGTGGGAATAAAGGAAGACGGGCAATATGGAGGAATGTATTTTAATACTACGCTAAATGATTGGGCTAAATTTGATATTAATAACAGAACTAAATTTGATGCAGCTATAAGCTCAGGTTTAGCTATAATGGCTGTTAATAGGAATTTATATAGCCCAGCCGCTGAAAGGCAAAAGCAAAAACTAAATTTAAAAATAAGCAGATACTCCAATGCAGGAAGTGTTTCGAAATTAATAGAAAAATAAAAATATGGCTGAGTCAGTTATAACAAGTTATTTTCCAAGCCAAATAGCTAGCGATTCTGAAAAGATGAGCTTAGACTATGGAACTAGAGTAGGTAGAGCGATAGAGAACGAGTGGTTTCGTTCTGATAATGGTATTGGTCGTTTTAAAAGTAATCAAAACACTTTTCATAATTTAAGATTATACGCTAGAGGAGAACAAGGGGTACAAAAATACAAAGATGAGTTATCAATAAACGGAGACTTATCTTATCTTAATTTAGATTGGAAGCCTGTGCCTATAATACCTAAGTTTGTAGATATATTAGTTAATGGTATATCAGAAAGAATGTTTGATGTTAAAGCTTATTCTCAAGACCCTTATGGTGTAGATAAAAGAACTAAGTATATGGAATCTATACTTAGAGACATGCAGACAAAAGAGCTTGGCGAATATGTAGAAGCTGAATTTGGCGTTAACTTATTCGAAAACAATCCGGAAGATCTGCCGAAAAACAAGGAAGAGCTTAACTTGCACATGCAACTGTCTTATAAGCAAGAAGTGGAACTTGCCGAAGAGCAAGCTATAAACACTTTACTAGAAGGTAATAAATACGACTTAACTAAGAAAAGATGCACTTATGACCTAGCTACTATAGGTATTGCTGCAGTTAAGAACGGATTTAGTAAAGCAGAAGGAGCTACAGTTGAATACGTAGACCCTGTTAATTTAGTTTGGTCATATACAGAATCGCCTTACTTTGACGATATATATTATGTTGGGGAAGTTAAGAGCGTACATATAAATGAATTAAAGAAAGAATTTCCTTGGCTTACTAATGATGACTTAAAAGAAATATCAAATCAATCTTACCAAAACAATGGATTCTATGATAGAACTTTGACTAATTATGATGAGGATGATTCTAATACTGTTCAAATACTGTATTATAATTATAAGACTTATGCTAACGAAGTTTACAAAGTAAAAGAATCCGCTACGGGTGCCGCAAAACTTATACCAAAAGACGATCAGTTTAATCCGCCTGAGGAATTATATGTTGAATACGGTATACAAAAATTATCTAGATCACTAGAGGTATTGTATGAAGGAGTAAAAGTTTTAGGTGGTAAAACATTAAAGTGGGAAATAGCTACTAATATGATACGCCCTAAGAGTGATTATACTAAAGTTAAAATGAACTATAGTATTGTTGCTCCCAGAATGTACAAGGGGCGTATAGAAAGTATTGTTTCTCGTATAACAGGTTTTGCTGATATGATTCAGCTTACTCATTTAAAACTACAGCAGGTATTATCTAGAATGGTACCAGATGGTGTTTATCTAGATGCCGATGGCCTAGCTGAAGTAGATCTAGGCAATGGAACAAATTACAATCCGCAAGAAGCATTAAATATGTTTTTCCAAACAGGTTCTGTAATAGGTAGATCATTTACACAAGAAGGAGATATGAACCCTGGTAAAGTGCCTATTCAAGAATTACAGTCTGGATCTGGCGGAGCTAAATTACAATCTTTAATATCTACATATAATTATTATATGCAAATGATTAGAGATGTAACGGGGCTAAATGAAGCTAGAGACGGTAGTACTCCAGACGCTAGGGCTCTAGTGGGAGTGCAGAAATTAGCAGCGGCTAATTCTAATACAGCCACAAGACATATATTGGATGCTACTTTATTTTTAGCAAAAGATTTATGCGAAAATCTATCATTGCGAATATCTGATATACTTGAATACTCGCCTACTAAAGAAGCTTTTATACATAAGATAGGTAATCAAAATGTAGCTGTACTAGAAGAAATGAGTGATTTATATTTATACGATTTTGGTATATTTATAGAGTTGCAGCCAGACGAAGAACAAAAAGCTGTATTAGAAAACAATATACAAACAGCTTTGCAAGCAGGACTTATAGATCTTACAGACGCTATAGATATAAGAGAAATAAAAAACATAAACTTAGCTAACCAACTTTTAAAAATAAGGAGAGTTGAGAAGCAAGAAAGAGATCAGCAAATGCAACAGCAAAACATTCAGGCGCAATCTCAGGCTAACGCTCAAGCTCAACAAGTTGCTGCTCAAGCTGAGGTGCAAAAACAGCAAGCATTAACTCAACAAAAAATGGAATTAGCCCAAATGCAAGCTCAAATTGATTCTCAGAAAATGCAGGCCGAGGTGGTCGCTAAAAAGGAGTTAATGAATCTTGAGTTTCAAATGAACATGCAGCTAAAAGGAATGGAAGTACAAGGCAAAAAATCCGAGCTAGCAGAAAGAGAAGATAGAAAAGACGAAAGAACCAAAATACAAGCGACACAACAAAGTGAGCTAATAGATCAAAGGCAAAACGATTCAATGCCCAAAAACTTTGAATCATCCGGCAATGATGTGCTTAACGGCAATTTTAACTTAGGATCTGGTGATCCTAGGTAATAATAGTAGTAATAATTATATAATATTTTATCATGGAAGAAGAAGTAAAAACCGAGGTAGAGAAGACGGAAGAAACTCAACCTCAAGAAGCTGCCCCTATTACACAGGAGGACAGTGGATTAATCAAAGTAGACTTAGGTCAATTAAACAAAGCAGAAGCAAATGCCATTCCAGAACAAGAAACAGATGCAAGCGATGTTCCTGTCAGAGAACCCGAAGACGCGAAGAGTAGCGAAGAAGTGGTTCAAGAAGTACGGGAGTCCGTTCAAAATGAAGAACAACCTGTTCTACAAGAAATAACGGAAGAAGAGGTACAGACCCAAGTAGATGCAGTAAAAGAACAAGTAGAAGAGGCTATTGAAAATCAACAGCCTGGAGTGGATTTGCCTGAAAATATTCAAAAGGTTGTAGACTTTATGAATGATACAGGCGGCAGTTTAAAAGACTATGTTAATCTAAACACTGATTATTCGTCTCTTAATGAGGAGCAGCTACTAAAAGAGTATTACGAAAATACTAAACCTCATTTAGATTCAGAAGAAATTGGATTTATCATGGAAGATAAATTTAGTTTTGACGAAGACATAGACGAGGACAGAGATATTCGTAGAAAAAAGCTTGCTAGAAAAGAGGAGTTAGCTAAAGCTAAAAATCACTTAGAAGGATTAAAAAGTAAATACTACGATGAAATAAAAGCTGGGTCACGGTTAAACCCAGAACAAAAAAAGGCGGTTGAATTTTTCAATCGTTATAACCAAGATAGCGAGAAGTTGACAGCAGATAGAGAAAAACAAACTTCTATATTTAATGAAAAAACTGAAAAACTATTTTCTAATGAATTCAAAGGTTTTGATTTCGAAGTTGGAGATAAAAAATTCAGGTATAAAGTTAATGACGTAGAAGGAGTGAAATCTAAGCAAGGAGACATTTCAAATTTTGTTAAGAAGTTCTTAAACGATAAAAATGAAATGGCAGACGCAAAAGGTTACCACAAATCTTTATTTACAGCAATGAATCCCGATGCAATTGCAAACCATTTTTACCAACAAGGTAAAGCTGATGCAATGAAAACGAGTATGGAAAAAGCTAAAAACATTGACATGAATCCGAGAGGGACTCATGAAGATGTTAAACCACCTAATGGGTGGACAGTCAGATCTATACCAGGGAATAATGAGTCAACTACGAAGCTTAGAATTAAAAAGAGAAAATAATAATTACTAAACTTTACAAATAATGGCAAATGGATCATTTACTGGGAGCGCGGCGGCTTTAGCGCACTTAACTCCTAGACCAACACAAACGTTGTTTAACGACAACTACCTGGCCCTAGCGGACATGGATTTTACACAACAATTCTTACCAGAAGTATACGAAAAAGAAGTAGAGCGTTACGGAAACCGTACAATCTCTGGATTCTTACGTATGGTAGGAGCTGAAATGCCTATGGCATCTGACCAAGTAGTATGGTCTGAGCAAGGACGTTTACACATTGCTTATGATGATGTTACTGTTGCATCTGCAACTTCAATTACAATTCCAGCTGGAGCTGGAGCTACTAACAAAAACCTAATCGGACCTGGAGACACTATCGTGATCGCTGATTCTACTGGATTAACAGTTGAGAAAGCATACGTTAGCGCTGTGTCTGTTGCGGGATCAGGAGTAGCTACTTTAACAATTGCAGGATATGCAGGGGCTGTTACAGTTACTGGTACTGGAAATGTAAAAGTATTCGTATATGGAAATGAATATGCGAAAGGAACTTCAAATGCAGGTACTTCTGTTGATGCTGCTTTCGAACAGTTTAACAATAAGCCAATCATTCTACGTAACAAGTACAATGTAAGCGGATCTGACACTGCTCAAATCGGGTGGGTAGAAGTAACTACTGAAGCTGGAACTTCTGGGTACTTATGGTACTTAAAGTCTGAGCACGAATCTCGTATACGTTTCGAAGATCACTTAGAAATGGCTATGATTGAAGCTGAGAAAGCTGCTACTGCT